CTGTTCGATGGCCCGGTGAACACCTCCACCCAGGGGCTGCCGGTGCCGGTGGTCTATGGCCGCATCAAGACCGGCAGCATCGTGGTATCGGCCGGTATGAATTCCGAGGAGCTGTGATGGACTCGACCCGCGATGAAGCCTATGAGGCCGACGTGGCCCGACCCCTCGAGGGCGAGAAGGGTGGCAAGGGTGGCGGTGGTGGTAGCCAGCGCGTGCCGCGTGAGGCGCCCAACACCCTGCGCTCTACCTCGACCGCCCGGGTGATCGACGCCATCGCCGAAGGCGAGGTGGTCGGCCTGGCCAATGGCCTTGAGTCGATCTTTCTCGACGACACGCCGCTGCAGAACGAGGACGGCTCCTACAACTTCCAGGGCGTGACGGTGCACACCCGCACCGGCGAGCCGGATCAGGCGCATATCCCCGGCTTCCCGGCGGTCGAGACCGCGCACGCCGTCTCGGTTCAGGTCACCAACGCCACCCCGGCCGTGCGCACCGTGAACAACCTGGACGCCGATGCGGTACGGGTGGCCATCGAGGTGCCGGCGCTCACCGACCAGGACGCCAAGACCGGCGACCTCAACGGTAGCTCTGTCTCGATCGCCATCGACGTGCGCAACCAGGGCGGCAACTGGACTGAGCTGGTCGGCGACGCCATCATCGGCAAGACCACTTCGCCCTATCAGCGCAGCTACCGGGTGCCGCTCTCCGGTGCCGGGCCCTGGGATGTGCGGTTACGCCGAGTGACAGCCGACAACGGCAGCGCCACGCTGCGCAATGACACCTACTGGGCCTCCTACACCGAGGTTATCGATGCCAAGCTGCAGTATCCGGACACCGCCCTGATCGGTATTGAGGTCGACGCCCAGCAGTTCGGTAGCCAGATCCCGTCACGCTCCTACGACATTAAGGGCCTGATCGTGCGGGTGCCGAGCAACTACGACCCAGTGGCGCGCACCTATAGTGGCCTGTGGGACGGCACCTTCCAGCTTGCCTGGACCGACAACCCGGCCTGGTGCTTTCTCGACCTGGCCACCAGCCTGCGCTATGGCGCCGGCCTCGAGAGCGTCGACAAGTGGGCGCTGTATCAGATCGCCCAGTATTGCGACGAGCTGGTGCCGGATGGCTATGGCGGCCAGGAGCCACGCTTCACCTTCAACACCGTGCTGTCGAGCCGCGAAGAAGCCATCACCGTGCTCGACACCCTGGCGTCGGCCTTCCGGGGCATGACCTACTGGGGCGCCAACACCGTGATGCCCGTGGCTGACATGCCCGGTGATCCGGTCAAGCTGGTCACCCCGGCCAACGTGATCGATGGCGAGTTCGAGTACAGCGGTACCGCGCTCAAGGCCCGCCACTCGGTCGCGCTGGTGAGCTGGAACGACCCTAGCGACAACTACCGCCTGCAGGTCGAGGTGGTCGAGGATTCGGAGGCCGTGCAGTCGCTGGGCTGGAAGCAGCTCGACGTGACGGCCGTGGGCTGCACCAGCCGTGGCCAAGCGCATCGCCTCGGCAAGTGGGTGCTCTACAGCGAGCGAGCCGAGACCGAGACGGTGACCTATCTGGCCAGCGTCGACCATGCCGACGTTCGCCCCGGCGACATCATCGCCCTGTCCGATCCTACCACGGCCGGCGCCCGCCTGGGTGGCCGCATCATCGAGCCTGGCACCCAGACGCTGATGCTGGATGTGGTACCGGACGACGCATCCGGCAGCGATTGGTACCTGGACGTCATCCTGCCCACTGGCGGCATCGAGCGCCGCGAGGTGCAAACCTTCGACGGCGATCAGGTGACGCTGGCCAACCCGCTCTCGGCGGCGCCGATCCGTGGGGCTATTTGGCAGCTGTCCAGCCAGTCGGTAGAACCGCGCCAGTTTCGCGTGCTAAGCGTCACCGAGCAGGAGGCTGCTACATACCAGATCAGCGCGGTGGAGCACGACCCGACCAAGTTCGCCCGCGTCGAGCAAGGCCTGGTGCTGCCGGATGAAGACTACACACTGATTCCGACCGGCCCGGTAACGTCGCCGATCAACATCAGCGCCCAGTCCTACACCTACCTAGCTGGCGGCAGCGAGCACCAGGGCCTGACCATCAGCTGGACGCCCAGCGATGACGCCCGGGTGGTGTCCTATATCGCCGAGGTGCAGGGGCCAAATGACGCGGGCTGGCGCACCGGCTACACCGGCACGGGCAGTTCGTTTGACGTGCTGGATGCGGCCGCCGGCGAATGGATGATCCGTGTGCGCGGTGTGACCGGCACCGGTACCGTGTCGCCCTGGGTGGCGCTGACCACCGACGTGGCCGGTATGCTGGCGCCCACGCCGCCGGATAGCGTCGACGTTGAGATTGGCACTTTCACCATTTCCCTGAATCCTTCCGGCCTGTACCCAGGCATGCAGTGGGAGTTCTGGCGCGCGACTACTGCGCTGGCCGAGGCCGACATCGAGAGCAACGCCGTTCGCGTCGCCGTGGCCTCGAACCTGACCGACACCGAGCTAGAGCCCGGCACCACCTACTACTACTGGATCCGCGGTGCCAATGCCTATGGCGTCTCCGGCTGGTACCCGGTGCAGGCTACCACCGAGGCGGATGCCGGCAAGATCATGCAGGTGCTATCCGGCGAGATCCGCGAGACGGACCTGTTCGCCGACTTGCAAACGCAGCTGCAGTCGCTGCGCCAGTCGTGGGTTCTGCAGGTGGGCGGCGACGGCAAGGTCGGCGGCATTGGCCTGGCCTATGACGAGACCCAGCAGACCATCGACTTCGGCGTGCTGGCCGATCGCTTCTACGTCGCCGATGGCGGCGGCACGGACGAGGTGTTCCCGTTCATCGTCGATGGCGGCAACGTCTACATGCAGGAAGCCCTGATCCAGTCGCTGACCTTCACCAAGTTGACCGATAGCCAGGGAAGCCTGGTGTTTCAGGACGGCAAATTGCAAGCGCAATACATCGCGGTCGATCAACTGGAAACCAACTCGCTGATCTCATCGCAGACGGTCAACGGGCGCCCGGCGTTCGCCTTTCGTGAAAACGGCACCTTTGAGTTGAATGCCGGGTCAAGCGGGGGGCGGGTTCAGCAGGATGGTAATGGGCTTCGGGTGTATGACGGCAGCGGTAAAGTGCGAGTCAAAATAGGGAATCTAAACGCATGAGCTATGGGTTTGCCGTATATACAGCATCGGGTGCCGCCAGGGTTTTTGACGGCTCTTGGCTTTTTAAGTACCACAGCACGCATACGATTACGGCGCCCGCAGGAGGTTCAACAGCTAAAAATATTGCAGGTTTTAATCCTAATTCTTGGGCGGTTCAAGCGGTATCTGTAACTAGCTCAAGTGGAGAGGAGTACGCAACGGTATTCAGGGTGTCTTTCCACCAGGGCTATATTAGAGTTTACGGCAGCTTTACAGGAAACCTGACTGTGACTCTTAATGTTTTGAAGGGATAGCGTTATGTCATTTGGAATATCTGTTGCTGGAATTTCTGGGCGGCTTTTAATTGATAAAGACTATAGCAACTACACTACCGCTGCGTCTGGAACAGTCAACCTTTCAGTTGTTGGCTCATCTTCAATATGCAAGGGAGACGTTTCTCTGAGTGGATACACCAAGCCTATTATTGTTTTCAAACCACCGTTGGGCAAGCCAGTTTCATACTGGGGCGGTAGGCTATATGGGCATTCCTCTTCTTCATTCGGAGTTCAATATAGGATATTAGTTCCTGTCTCTAGCGTGCCTGCTTCTACAGACACTCACGGAATCCGGGCGTTTGATTCAAGCGGGAATACTGTTTTTGACTCGGGGCACACGGTTCTAAATACATTGAATTCTTTTTATTACTCAGGAACACAAACACCAACTATTGAAGCATCTATAGATGATTGGATAATCGCTACTACTTGGGGGATTGTTGTGCTTGGTGACACGTACGCGAACGGGAATCTCTCATACGGAAACGCCGTGTACCTTGAAAAGCTAAGTAACGGCAACTTTTCAAGCTCCGTCCGAAGGGTCGATATTTCAGGGCCTGGAACATTTCGCGGTCAGCGTGTCGCTAACAATACAATTCTTTTAAACAGGTGTCAGATATTATGACTAAAGTTGCCTATTTTGACTCAAAGGGGGAGTGTAAAGGCGTTTCTTATTTTGTCTATAATAAGGACGCTGTATCTTCTGGGGGTTATTTAATTGATGAAGAAAATTCAATATCTGATGATGAGTTTATAGAGACCTGCTATCTGAAAGATGGAGCCATAAAAAAACGCGAGGCCAAGCCCTCTCCTTTTTGTGAGTGGAACCCTACCGCCGAGAAATGGGACGAGGATATTAACGCTGGTCGCGATAACTATCTCCGAAAAATAGACCGAAACGCCGAGGAAGTTAGAGCAAAATTCATCACATCTACCCCCGGCCAGTCGATGACCTACGAAGCCAAACATCAGGAGGCCCGCCGGTGGCCGAATGACAGCCCCTTCCCCTGGTTAGAAAGTGAGGCCGAGGCGCTGGGCACGACACCGCAGGCGGTCGCCGATTCTATTCTCGCCGCTCGCGCCAAGTGGGAGGCTGCTGGCATCGCCATTGAGCGCGCTCGAATCAAAGCCAAAGCCGATGTACGGGCCGCTAACAGCGCCGCCGAAATGCACGCCGCTGTAGAGCGGCTGCGCGCCGATCTAAGCGCGATCGATGTCTAATCAAGCGAAGATAGCCGCCGCCGCCCACGGGCGGTTTTTTAATGCCTGGAGTTTACCGCCATGCCCCTAGCCCTATCCGGTCGCCTGACAACACCCTTTGGCGATCCACTGCCCAATGCTGTTATCCGCTTCGATGCCGTGCGTATTTCGGGCGCCGTGCTCAGCTATACCAACGCCGAGGCCACCACGGACAACGGCGGTGACTACGCCATCAGCGTCGAGTACGGCACGTACGACATCCGCGTGAAAACCAGCCAGTCGTTCTACACGCTGGCCACCAGCGTGCAGATCAATAGTGATAACACTGAGCAGGATCTCAACGCGCTGCTGGTAGCCGCTACCGGCTATGACGACCTGACGACAGCCTTGATGACCGGCTGTGCCCTGAATCCCTATGCTACGCCCGAGGAAAATCGCGCTCGCGCGGCGCAGGCTTGGCAGAACGGGGCATGGAAATTCCATGACTAGGACTTGGACCTGCTGAGCTTTCTACCATCGCCGCCCACGAGGCGGCGTTTTCATGAGGAGATACCGCCATGCCGCTGGCCCTATCCGGCACGCTTACCGATGGACTTGGAGGGGCCCTGGCCGATGCCAAGATCATCTTCCAGGCCCGCACCACCAGTCTCGGCGTCCTGCAAGGCATCACCGCCATCGCCCAATCCGACCAGTCGGGCACCTACTCCCTCAGCGTCGAGCTCGGCACCTACGACATCTACGTCCAGCCCAGCACCGTGCCCAGTCAGCGCCAGGTGCTGGCGCGCAACCTCGCCATCACGGACGCCGTGACCGCCGACGACCTCAACGGCTTGATCGTCGACTTCCAGGGGCAGGAGGACGTCACCCCCGAGATCATCGTCCAGTTTCAGAGCCTAACCGCCGAGACCCGCGGCTATCGAGACGAAGCCGCCGCCAGTGCCAGTGCCGCTGCCAACGACGAAGCTGCCGCTGATCAGCAC